GGCCGCGTCACCGGGGCGGGCGAAGTGGTAGAAGCCCAGCCGCTTCGAGGCCGCCAGCGTCGCGTTGGCCTGCGACACCGTGTAGGGGTTGACGTAGTCGTCGTCCTCGGTCGCCTTCACGATCACGAAATCAGCCCAGATGCCTGCCACGTTCAGGCCGGCCTGGTGGCTGGAGATGTCGATCCCGTGTGCGTGCTGCGGCGCGGCCGCACGGGCAGCCGGAGCCGGGGCTGGCTTGGCCGGAGTAGGGGCCTTCCACTTGGCGAAGGCAGGCCACTGCTGGAGGAACTTCGCCTCGCTGAAGCGGTGGCAGGACGTCCACGCCCCGCGCTGAGTGTGCGGGTGCGAGGAGTAGCGGACGGTGCGGGTCTCGCTGCCAGTGCTGTCGCCTGCGTAGCCGTCGATGCTGCCGTCCTCGGCGATCCACGCCTCGGACACGAGCGGGTCACTGCCTCCCTCAACGGCGATCACGACGTGGCCGACGCCGCCCTCGTTCGCGGCCGACAGGATGATGTCACCAACCTGGAATCCGCCGTCAGGCGTGAGGCTCTCATCCGACCAGTTGACCTCGTTGAAGCCGTGCGACTCCATGCCCTGGCGCATATTGCCGGTCCAGTAGTCGTTGATCTCCAGGAGGGCGGCGTGGCCCCACGGCACCCCGTAGGTGTGGTGGATGCCGTAGGAGATGGCCCCGCACGCCAGGGACGAGCAGTCCGCGTTCTGCGGGCTGGACACCCGACCGTGGGCGTCGGCCGCGGCGTACCATGACCGGCGCTCGGGCTGGCTGTAGCCCACGTTCTGCTCATCACAGATACGCCGGGCGATCTCGGCGGTAACGGATCCTACGCTCACTTGCTCTCCTTGCTCTGGTTCTGGGCCTTCTCGGCCTCCAGGACGGCGACACGCTGCTCCGCGATGACGGCGCGGCGTGTCAGGGTTGCGATCTCCAAGGTCAGCGCCTCGATCACGAGGATCGCGTCGACCTGGCTGTTCTGCTCTTCCATGGTTCTCCTATCAGTTGGACTCGAGCGATGGATCCGGGGCGGGGCCGTAGTAGTTACCCCCCAAGGTAACTGGGTCTTCGTAGGCTATATTGCCCTCCTCCCCCTCCTCTGGGCCCCCGCCCTGGAGGGCCCCGGAGGACGGGGGCAGAATCCACATAGATTCCCGAGCGTAGTCCCGCATGATCGGCTCGCCGGACTCATCGGTGTCGTGGTCGATCATACGGGCACCCTTAACGAGTACGGCGACGGTAGAGCCGGGCGTACCTGCGATGTTCACACGCCACTCCTCGGGATCGGAGCGGTCCAGCTCCGCCCGAGCGCCATCACTGGCGAAGACGGCCCACGGGGCCTTAGCGGAGGCGATCAGCGGAACGTAGTCCGGGAGGGCCCAGGTAGCGTGACCCGACTCGTCTATAGTCACGTTCTCCCAGTACTCCAGCCCGTCATAGGGAGACTCGGTGCAGGAATGGGTAAGCCACATCCCGCCGCGGGCTCTGGTGGCCTTAGGCACCCGCATAGCGAACTGTTTGTTGCCGGTCAGGTGCACGCCCTCAGAGCTGATCCAGACCTGGTTGGCCTGATTGAACTGCATAGCGATCTTCGAACCGTCGGCCCAGATGCGGGCTCCCGACGTGGCCGTGCTCCGGAAGGGCTTGATGTCCAGGAAGGAGTTATCCAGGTAGAACCTGGGCGTGTTGTCTTTCTTGGTGCCATAGGAGAATCCGGCCCCGTTCATCCACCAGTACACGTCGGACGCCTGGAGATTCATTCCCTGCGCGTTGAAGGAGAGCGAGCCGTTACCGGCGGGCGTGTACATGGCGATCGCCGACGTGCCGACAGTGATGTACGGGGATACGTTTCCGGATCTCTTGGGCATCGGCCCTTGAATTCTCAAAGCCGGGTCCCCGGTGGACGCCTTCCTCAAAGAGATTGTGCCGTCATACCAGTCATCCTCGAGCGAGTTGAACGACAGCCCGCACCCGTACTTCTCCCCCTCGTGGGTGTCGCTACCAGAGTCGCGGGAGACGATGTCGTTAAACCACACCTTTGACCAGGAGTCTTGCCGCCCTAGACGTCCGCTGATGTCGATCTCGCCCGTCTGAGCGTTGATGTCCAGCGCCTTCCAACCGTTCGAGGCGTACACCTGCATGCCGGCGCTGGAGATCTTCAGGCCGCGGTTAGCGGCCCTCTCCGTCTGGATCGTCGCACCAGTGATGACCTTGCCGTCGAGGGCGCCCACCTGGAGGTTGTCGGCGCTGATCGCGTTGGCGGCGATCATGCCCGCCCGGATCTTCTGGAACTCACCCTCGTTGGCGCTGACGATCTTCGCCCACACGTGGCGGGCAGTGGCGTCAACGAAGGACGCGTTTCCGGTCACGGTCAGCTGGTCCGTCGTCAGCTGGAGGAACTGCCCGGTGTCCGCGGCGATCTTGCGTGCCGCGAGCTCGTTGATCGCCGCGGAGCCTGCCGTCAGGCGTCCGACGTCGAGGTTCGAGACCTGCTCGCCGGAGACCTGCATCTTCTCCCAGTCAGAGCCGTTCCAGCGCCACTCAGCGACGATGTTCAGGGTCTGCGGGTCCTGGATCCGGCACGTGTCCCCGATCGCCTTGCCGTCGAAGTCCGGCCTGTCGGTGGAGTTCCCGCGCTGGTAGTAGACCGTCCCGAACACCGTCGAGGCCCGCTGGACCGCGGTCTCGATGGCGGACTGCGCCAGCGCTGCGGCGGCCTTCTGGTAGGGGGAGTCGACCTCCTGCCACTCCCATCCCTTGTGGGAGT